CTAAATGTAATTGTAGGAGCACTTGCATAACCAAATCCTGGTTCAGCAATTGTTACTGTTTCCAATTGTCCATCCGTTTTTGTTGCAGTAGCAGTTGCAGTAACACCAGTTAGTGTATGTGATGTTCCACTTCCTACACCATCAAACTCAATTGCACTACCACCTGATGTTTCAGAAAGTTTTACTTTTCCGCCTGTTGATGATACAATATAATATCCTGTTCCGTTAACTAATTGAGGAGTACTAGAAATTGGGGTTCCTCCACCAGAATCATATGTAATCAATGCACCGACTGGTAACGCCGCCTGTTCATCGTTCGTTAATTTTATAGTGTTATCTGTTATATTAACGATACCAACACCAGCTACTTCATCGTCTGAACCGTCAAACGTGATTGCTGAAGGCGCTGCAATGGTCAAGGTTGGAGTATTATAATCCTTACCACCATCATTAATTGTAATTGAACTAACTGAACCATTTGTTAATACAGCAGTAAATGAACCAGTTGTAAAACCTGATGGTGTCCCGGAATCTGCAGATGTGATTGTAGGTACAGATGTATATCCAGTACCTCCTTGTGTTACTGTTGTTGATGTAATAACTCCATTTTTTAATCCAAGTGAAAGTGTACCTGATTTATGTATTTTAGCTTCGACTCCAGGAAGGAATGTAGAAGCAAACATTTCCACAAGAATTGGAATATCTTCTGGACCAACAATACCTGGTTGTCTGATTGGCATTGCTGATAAAACTTTTCTAATTATTTTTGTTAATTCGTCCCATCGTAATGTATCAGGGTCAAAACTATCATCGCCTAAAATATTCCTTGATAATTCTAAGAAAATTAATATCTCTGCGAAATATATAAACCCAGATGGATGGACTAATTTATCGTATACATTTTCCCAATCGGATAAATTTTTACCAGTTTTAATTAAATATGAAAATTTTTGATATTTTAAACTATCTTGTAATTTAATATTATAGGATAAAAATCCTTTATTGTCTAAATAAATACCTCTTGGTACAAAATCAATTGATTGATTATCACTTAATGTAACTGCAGAGGAAAGCGTAATTGTTGCTCCATCAATTGCAGAAACTCTAATATCGTCTGTTAATGAATATGTTCCATTTACAACTAATTTAGATGATAATCTAATATTATCATTTGCTGAAATTATTGTTACGGTATTACTATTTGAAACTGCTCCACTTGTTGTTGTCGTAACAGTTGCTGGTTGGTCCCAACCACCAGATGATGGTATTAATGTGTCGTTATATGGAAATTCAACCTCCACTGAATCATTAAATAATAATCTAAAGAATATTTCAATTGCGTCTGCTGAACCTCTTACCTTATAAAAATCAATAATTCTTTTGTATAGGTTTCTTTTATTTACAGTTACATCTCTTGGAATAGCTGCAGCAATTTCTTTCTGCATTAATTCCAAATAATTAGCTTCATTTCGGTCAATATCCATTGCGGCTTCAATGTTATTCATTACCCACGACGGTCCTGGTCCTACCCAATATTTAACTATTGTTGTTAACGATGCTGTATAATTATTAAAAGAACTCAATCCATTTACAGTAAATGTTTTACCTATTTCAGACGTGGAATCCGCTAGTGTACCTGGTAAATCATTACCATTTGTAATTGCAACATTAATATCACTTAAAGGAATATTCATTGTTGCCAATGCACCTTTTATTGTATGTGCTCTACCTGTTCCTACTGACGATAAATTAATTACACTACCTCCAGCAGTTAAACTTAATTTAATACTACTGTCTTGGCTAAACACAACAAAATATTGTGTATCATCTGATAAACCACCAATTGCTGTTCCGTCGCCAGTATCATATACAATTTTTGTTCCTACTGGTAATGCTTTCTGTTGAAATTCTGTTAAATCAAGAGTATTATCTGTTGTATTTACAATCGATGATGATGAACCATCAAAGATAAATTCAGCAGGTGAATCACCTGTTGGAGATGTAAGTGTTAATGTTGAATTGGCACCTGTTTCATCTGTAAAAAATTCACTATTGGTATTATTAGGGTCAGATATTCTAAATCTTGCAACATTATCCAAAACAACATCAGAAAATGTTTCAGTTTCCTGATAGATAAATTCGTCCATATTCATGAACGTATAATATGATTTTAATAATTCCTCTAGTTTAGTTTTATCTTCTAATATTTCAGGTGGCAATAATTGGTCAAGACGAACATCTTCTTTCGTTTCGTGTAGTGTTGAATTATCAACCTCTACTATGCCTCCTGATATTGAATGTTTATGTGCCATTATTTAAATCTAGGTGTTGTTGAATATGTAATTGAACCAGATGAACCAGCAACTGCAATCGTATCAATTTCAGGTACGATAGTAACAAAATTATTATCTATTGAAATTAATTGATTACGCTTTGGTGCAAGGTCAAGTGAATTAGGTAATACAGTAATTTTAATTTGATTTGTATTATTTGGTGTAAAGTTATTTAATGTAAGTTTTCCTAATGCTGGTTCTAATAAACCGGCATCGTTAATTACAACCACATTTTGTTGGTTTACAATTTTATAAACAATTACTGTTCTGTTTGTTGAACCAGCAATTGGTAAATCACCAAAATAATGATTTGTATTTGGGTCACTTGCAAGACCAAATGCAGTTGATGTTAAAACAAATTTTGTTGATTGGCCAGATTGAAAAAATGGTGCAACAAAAGATAGTGTATGATTCTGTGATTCCATATTACCTTCAGCATTTTGTGTTGGTGTAATATATTGGAACATTCTTGGTCGAATAACTGTATTTAATATTGCTGGGTCTGCGTTGTCAATTGCTCTTAATAATTGTGAATGTCTAAAGACACCATCAAATTTATTTAGGTTATTAAAATTATAATCTGATATTGTATCTCTCACAACTGATTGTAATTCAACAGAACTTCTATCTGTTAAATTTGGATTATATTTAAAATTACAATCAATCTCTAAATATGTAAATGATGGGTCAACAATCTGTGGTGTTATTGATACAACATTTTTACCTTTTAATATTGCTCCAGTAATATCTGATTTTTCTGCATCTGTTAATGAACTAGATAATAAAGGTTTAATTGATATATAAACACGACCATAATCTGGTGGGTCATTATCCTCTCCGCCCCATGTTGAAATAGAATCAATATTACTAAATTCCTTTTTAATAATTGCAGCATAATCCTCAGATGTAACCGCTCTGTTTTGTGTTGTAAATGTTAACGGTGCATTGAATCTTATTGATTCAACTGTTTCTGACTCAGCACCACCAGCTGAATTGACTGCTGTTGTTACCGTAATATCAGAATAACCACCAATATTATCTACCATTGAGAATGTATTTGCACCATTTGATTCAACGCCATCAGTTGTAACATAATCAACTGTAACTATATTATTATTCGATGGTTTAAATCCTGTTACGCCATCTCCAAAATACACTTCATAATAACCAGAGGAATTTTCTTGTAAATAATAAATTTTACTTGAAGCATCTACATTTTTAAGAGATTCAAATGCTGTGTATATATCAAAGGCAGTTGATTGTTCATTTGCCTGGACACGAACTCTTAATGTACTAGTATCTGTATTTAAATCTGAGAGTTGAAATTTTTGATTTTCAATATCATTATCAACTCTATATTTTAATTCTCTTATATTACCTTCGACAATAACAACATTTGAAAAAGTATATGTAGTTCCTACCAATGTTGCTTGTTGAGTTTCTAAAACAACATATTGAAATTCTTCACCTTCAACAATTGTTTTTAATTTAGTACCTCTTGTTAATTCTAAAGTTGATGGTAATGTTCCGACAACAGTAGAAACATCAACCTCTAAATTGACCTGTGCTCTTGGAGATAATACAGACCTTGGTGTATATCCTAATAATTTTGCTCTTGTAACTACATTACCACGAATCTGTGCTGAATCAAGGAATGCTTCGTTTAATGAATAGTGAGCATTCAATGCATTATAATGTGTATTATATGCAAGAACATCTAATAAAACACTTAAACCTGAACCTTCAAAATCATAGTCATTAAACTCTGATTGTTGTTTTAAGAAATTTTTTAAATTTTGTTTGATTTGTTCAAAATCTAATTCTGTTACATTTAAATTACTAGCCATATTACTTTAACCTTCTTAATATAATCTCAACACTTTCGTTGGTATCATATTCTTTTATTTGGAAATTTACTACAATATTATATGCGTTTTGGTCTGATAAATCATTTACAATAATACTTCTAACCAAAACTCTAGGTTCATATTTTTTAATTACTAACTCTATGTTTTCTTTTATTGCAATTTTTGTAAATAAGTCAGCAGGTTCAAATAAGAGACCTTTTAAATTTGCACCTTTATCAAAACCAAAAGGTCTGTCATAAAAATTAGTAACCAATAAATTCTTTAATGCATTTTTTATCGCATTATCGTCCTTTAAAGGTATAATGTCCTTTCGTATTGGATGTATTTTAAGAGATAAATCAAGGTCTCTATGTGGTTTCTTTTTAGAAACTACTCTTGCCTTTTTTAAATCACCTGTAATACTCCTATCTGATTGTATTAATCCTGCCATATATCTATTTATAAACTATTTTATGAAGTTTTAAGTTTCTCCTTTCGTCTTTCTACAGACTGTGTTGCTGCAATACTAAAACTTTCAGCAAACTGAAGTGGATTTCCAACACTTGCAGCATAGGACTTTGCTAAATCATATTCCCTTGCAAATATTCTACCTTCTGCAACAAAATCCCATTTACCTTCAGCATTCTTTTTCTTTAAAAATTTTTCCCTTCTCTTTTGCAAGTCAGCATAAGTGTAATCATATATTTTATAATCATCAAAGGTTGAACCACCTGTCTCTGCAAGTTCTGCAACTAATTCAGGTATTGTTAAATCATATAATGTTTGATTGTTCTTTTTTCTTGCAAACACCTTTTTTGAACCACCTAGTTGAATTGAAAGGAGCTCAATTGCAATTGAGTGTGTTCTCTTTAATAAATCCTTATTTAATTCATACTTATCTAAATCAATAGGTTCAACAGGGGCTGTTTTCTTTTCTGGTGTAGGTTCTGGTGGTTTTTCTTCTGCAGGTTTTGATTCCTTTGGCTCTTCTTTTATTGTTCCATCAGGTTTTTCTTCGACATTTGGTATTTGGTCACATATATCAGATGTGTTAATTGATGGTGGAAAACTATCCAATCCTAAACCACTAATTAATGATGATAAATTAGGAACCTTTGCACCGTATTTTTCATTTAATTCTGCTATTTTTGCTGACAAACCTTCAGGTGTTGTCAGCGCCGCAAGGCCTAATAACTCTTGTTGTAATCCACCAATGTTAGGTAATTCAGGTTTAAATGATTCCAAATCAGCTTTTAATTCATTTAATTTAGAGGACATTGAAGCTAATTGAGCCTTTCCTCCTTCTAAAAGAGAATCCAATTGTGCTTGTTTATCCTTAATTCCTTTTAATAAACTATTTTCTGAGCAACTCATGTTTATGTCCCGTTAGTAGGTGCAGATGTTTGTTGTGTTGCAGGTGTTGGAGAACTTGCACCACCAGTACCTGGTACCTCTTCATGTGTATGTTGTGTATGTGTTATATTATTAATTGTTAATTCACCAGCATTATATGTTAATGCAGCAGTCGCACAGGTCATTGTATGTGTACCATCTACTTCCTCTGTTAAATTACCAGTGGTTCCAAATAACATATTACCACCAGAGGCGACTGCGTAATCACTCACAGAACTTTGTGAATATTTACCACCAGCAAATAATGTCATGTTTTCGTATGCAGTATTTGCATAATTTTTTGCAGTGTTAATTGTATAATCATTTGATATTGTTAATAAATTATCATTTACAACATTTTGAATTAAATCATTATTTACTAATAAATTATCATTGAGTCCAATATTAATACTTCTGTTTCTTGCAATTTCAGCCTCGTGATTACCTTGAATGCCTTGTTGTAATGAACCTTTAATATTCATTGTAAAATCTTTTTCTACTTCCAAGTGATAATTACCATACACCAATTGTCGTAAATCACCATCGACAGTCATATTCATATTACCTTTAATGTGAATATTTTTATTTGCTACAATAATTTCGTAATCATCACCAATAATTTTAACCTGTCTCGTTCCGTCATTATATATTTCTTCGTATGAACCAGAAGCATGTTGTTTGTTTAATCTTAAATTGCCTGGTGTATCATCAACCTCAAATATATGACCACTTTCAGTTTCGTTAACCTTATTATATGGATAATCTGGTTTATGGTCATTTAATGGTTTTAATTCTGTCCACGTTTGTACGGTATAAAAACTATCTGCTTTATCTGGAGCAACTGTTGATATTTTTGCTGGAGAAGCCGTTGTAATAGTAGGATAATCCTTTTTGGTTCTCTCTACATTTGATGTTCCCTGTTCATATTTGGTTGCTCTTGCTGAAAAGTTTACATCACTTTGGTCAATATATTCTCCTTTTGGATAATTTAAACCTGTAAATCCTAAATCTTTACTTCTATTAGATGATTTGGAAGCAATTGTTCCCATAATAATTGGGTCTTGTGCAGATGGTCCATCTCTAAAAAATCCTACAACCCAAGAACCTTCCATCAATCCGTGTGGTGTATCTCCAATTCCTGATGTTCCACTTGCAGTTGTTGGCATCATAACAGTAGCCCAAGGTAAATCATCAGTATCTAATTCATTTTTATCTTCGGTATGATAACCAAAACATCTTACTTTAACACGGTTCATTTCCTCTGGGTCAAATCTATCTTCGACAACACCAGTAAACCAGTTAAAACCTCCACTTAAAAAATCATCTGCTCTCATTCTACTTCTCGTTCTTTTATTTCTATAATTTCATCAATGCTTTCGATGAATGAATCTTTTTTCAATGTTAAGACCATATCATATGTTTCTGTAAATTCATGCACAATTTTTGCTATAATAAAATTACCTGATAAATATTTATCAGCAGGGTCTTCTTTTGCATCAGAACCAGCTCTGTTAATATCTACAGCAATTTTATCTCCAAGTTTTAAATTAAAATCACCTCGTATTTTTACTTCTAATGTTAATGTGTTTAAATTTTTAAAATATGAATGTGAATCTAAATAACTAGGCTCTATTGTACCACTGTAATTATTTAAATTTTCTCCAAATGCTAATGAATTTTTTGATATAAAGAAATTCTTACCTTTTGTAAATTCTTTAATAGGTTTATCCAATAATTTCATATTATCAGATAGTGAATCATTATCATTTAATTTTTCTGTTCGATTATAATTGTATTCAAATGTATCATATGATTTGGTTGCAATATCTAGTGTATGTAATGTTGACCCATAACAACCATCAGATATGGATTTTAATTGTGATACATTTAAATCTGAAGATAATCTAAGAACCTTTTTTCGTTCCTCTTCGTATGAATCCTCAGTTTTTATAACTGGTTTTAAATATGGTCTATATGTGTATGTATCAAATAAT